CTATGGAGCCAAAGCTAGTAGAATTTATTCTAGCAGAACTATTACTTTTTGCATCAATTAATGTATTTGATAATAAATTATTATTAGCATCGTAGATATACCAGTCTGTTGTTCCTAGTAAATTTTGACGATTTACTGTAAAATTGATTATTGATGGGCCTATCAATGTGCCAGTTGAAGTATATTTAAAATTAGTGCTGTCTGCATCAAGCACTAATAATTGTGGTTGATTTATAGCAGTAGTAGCATACCTACTATCTTCAGAGGCAACGTTTCCAGACGCTGTAACTATCTTAGAAAATAAAGTATCATTTATATAATCTATTTTTAAGCTTGGCGTAAAAATACTTTGTGCAGTAAAAGCTTTTTGTATTATTTCTCGTGTATATAATTCTGTGTTACTACTAATAGAGTCTACTACTGCATAAAAAGAATTTGCTGCATTTGAACTTTGTAATTTAATTAAACTTCCAAGACTTAAATTACTTGTAAAAAATGTATTATTACCAATAATTTTATTAGTATTAATTACTACAGTAATTGTACCAGGTAATTGAGTTAATCCATTATTTGCACTATTTGCTTCAATCCAATATGAGTTTGCCGATCCAGAAGGAGGTGCAGTATTAACATCATTATAATACTCTACAGCTTTCCATGGATCAGCACTATTTGAGCCATTCCACATTAAATAAAATGTGGAGTTTGATTTTAAACTTTGAAAACTTTGTGCAGATTGAGCAGAAGTTGCAGCATTTACTGTATAAGACCTGCCAGCAGGACTTGTAAAGGTATAGAAAGAATCTACAACACTAAATGTATTAGATTCAAATAATACGGCAGAATCTAAAGTTCCCCCAGTAGATAAACCTTCTACCGTAAATCCAGGAACTGTAGCCGATTGTACAAACTCTACAGTTCGGGTAACCCACGAAGAATATTGACCATAAATATTTTTTACTCTAACTTTTATTATATATTGGCCTGCTGCGACTCCTGAAAGTTTTAAAGTATTTCTATTGCCAGGAACTATTTCGGTATAATAATTAGCAAAAGATGCACTAGGACTATCGTAAAAATTATGCTGAACTTCATATGCATCTACATACCTATACTCTCTAGTACGAGCAACTCCACTATCATCAATAAATTCTTCTATTCCTGGCGTCCAAGAAATTACAGCATAATAAGTTGAATCTATAGGTCTATCATTATCAACATACGCTCTTACATAGGTTGCTGTTAAATTTGTAACAGAAGGAATCTCGTCTCCAGGTCTTGGTCCTGTATATTTTGGAACTTGAATTTTTACGCGAGATTCTAGCTCATCAAATTTTTGAGAAGCATAGTTTGATGCTATAACAGAATAAACTCCATTTTGTTCTTCTTTTACACTTAATACTCTATACTTTTTAGGCTCTACATTATTATCATAAGTAACATTTTCCAATGCCCAAATACTTTCAACATTTGGAGTAGAAGTAAAAGGAGAACTTACCTCTATTATATTACCTACAAAAGGCTCTGGCGTGACAATAGATCTTTTTTGAACATGAGTATGTTCGCTAAATACTGTAGTTACAACATTACCACTATCATCTAATAAATTTGTAGCAGCTATACTTGTTGTAACTCCTGGAATTAAATCTCCTCTATAATAAGTGATTCCAGAAATAACTGCTGAAGATTGTTCTAAATAGCAACCTGGACCATCAAATACTACATGTAAATTATGTGTGGTACTTTGAATAGTAGAAGAAGTATTGCCTATTACAATATTATCTATTGTTAAATATTCTTCAGTGGATAATGAAGAATTTGTAAATGCAATAGATATGTTTGCAATATTTGTAGAAGTTGGTGTACTAAACCCAAAAAACTTATCTTTTTCTGAGAGTATATTATATGATTTAACTACACCTGAAGCATATCCTACATTTACAGTAATAGGAATTTGTGAATGATAAGTTCTATATGAAGCAGTACCTCTTACACTATAATCTTCAGAAGTAGTATTTGCTATTGTTCGTACAGAAAAGTTTCCACCAAAAGAAGTAATTGCAGGACTAAAATTACTAAATAATATTCCACTTCTACTTGTAGTTGTACTTAATCCTGTATTACTAGAAGCATTAGCAGTAGTTAAATTATAACCAGCAGAGGTATATTCCAACATAGAGTCGGCATATAAAGTACTCGTAGTACTATTTGCTCTATAACTATACGACCCTAGTAATGCATTATTAGAAGAAGAACGAACAATTGAAGCAGCTTTTGATCCAACATTTCCAGCATAGTCATTAAAGTTATCTGCTCCAGAAGAAACCAAAGAATTTTCAAATGTAGTGCGATTGTTAAATGTGCTTGCTGCAAGTGTGATATCTCTATCTAAAGTTACAGTATTACCAGAAGCAGAACGAATTCGTCCACTAGCTTGAATAAGATTTAAATGTTGATCTTGTATGTTTACTACGTCGCCGGGCAGTAAAAAGTTTGCATTCATACCAGTAGCAAAACTTATAAACTCAGTTTCTAGCTGAGATGTTAACATATTCCAAAGAGCTACTCTATACGCTTGTCCTTGGCTAGTACAGCCAAAAGCAACAGAATTCATAGATACAACTCGTCCTTGCTTAATTATATCAGTTTGATCTGTAACCGTTAATACATCTTGCTGATAAAACTGGTCAGGATTATTCCAAGTTATATTTACTTCATTATATCGAGCTAATCTGCCAGAATATTCATAATTAAATAATCCGTCAATAACGTTACCTTGTGTAAAAGTATAAATAGGCTCTTTAGGGCTATCTTGAATAGCCAATAAAGCCCCTTGTGCCCAAATCATCATTCCTCGAAATGTAGTAGCCAGATCACGTAATACTTTATAAGCTTCTTCTGCTTCAAATATATAAACGTTGCAAGTAAATCGTGGTTCATAGCCACCTTTACCATCAGGAACTAACTCATCACAATATCTTGCTATTCTATAAAGAGCATACTTATCTACAAGGGAAGGATCAACATATTTACCTAGCCCATATCTTTTATTCGTGGCAAGATCATAAAATACCCAAGCTGGGTTATTTGTATATTTTGTTACAAAAGTACCGTCCCATGCTCCCGAATAAACAGAAACTCCTGTAGCAGATTCTTCTCGTGTAGTGTAGTTTGAAGGAACTTGTACTTTTATTCCTCGCACATGATATGAACGACTAGGAATAGAATTAAACCCTTCAGCAGGAAATGTTATAGCTGCATAAGCAGAATGAGGATAACGAAACTTATCTAAAACTTGAGATTCTATATACTTTATAACAGTAGTACTAATTCTTGTTGCATCATGAGTATCATAATCATCAGAATTGTGTGGATTTAATCTTGAAACAAAAACAGAAAAGTTTGTAAAAGGTTTAAATTGTTCAATATTTAATTCAAACTCATGCACAAACCCAGAAGTTACTTCTGCTCTGTAATACCCAGAATATTTTGATAAAGCAGCTTCCCAAGTTCTTCCTTTTTGTTTTCCAGTTGGAATTCCAGTATTAGTAGATGGGCCGTATAGTATAGCAGTTTTTGTTACTCCACCTTGTACATATTGGAATTTAATTTGAAAACCTACAAACATAGGTTGAATCTTTTGACTTTCTCCTGAGTTTATATATAACCCAGCAGGAAATTCAATTCCTAGTTTAATTTTGTCTATTTCGGAAGCATCTGTTACTCCTAGTGCTACCGAAGAATAACTTAATGGAGATTGAACACCTCCAAAAGTATTTGTCCATTGAAGAGGTGCTTCAATGGAAGTCATAAAGCTAGCCGTAGGAATATCAGCGTAAGTAATTGGAGTTTGATTTAAAGTTCCAACTCTAAAATTTAATGCAGTATTTTTAAAGTTCCAAGAGTCATCAGAAACTAATTGTTCTTGTGTAATACCTACTGGAACAATTTGAAATTTACTTCCATTTGCTGTAGGAGCTACATATACAGTTAAAGAATTACTGGTAGCTGTATTTACTACAGCAGCATGGTCTAATCCACCTGCTTTTCCGGTACCTGTAGTAGAAATAGCAGGTTCAACAACAGCAGTATTTGCATCTATATATTGAGTAATTGTTCCAACGTATTCGGTTCCTCGCGGACCTAATCCATCAATGCGTAACTTAGGTCGTGTAGCAGATAATAAAGTATTATTAATTGCCATGTTAGCAGTAAAAAAGTTTGTAGCTTGTACTCTATACTCACCGCTATTACCAGCAAAAGAAGAAGATGTATTAGCGCCTCTTTGCAATAGTATTATTCTTCCAGAAGTATTCGAAAGATTGACATCATTGGAACGAATTGTAGTGTTTCCAGAAGTAAAAGAACCATTTCCTGAAACTATAGGACGAATAGACGTATTGGTAGAAAGTGTAGTTCCATTTAAATAAACACTAGCCGGACCATTTACTAGTCCATGAATCTCACCTTCTGAAATAAGATCATAAATGACAGCGTACTGTGGGCTTGTAGGCCCAGTACTGCCTATACTTGTAATAGAAGTACTATCCTCAGAAAGTCCTGAACCTAGTAAAATTCCAATATTGCCTATCATTAGTTACTCCGAAAAACTTTTAAAATAATGAATTAAAATTAGCTAAAGATTCACGAATCAAATCAGGATTTATGAGTGAATCAATATTACCAACATAATTTGTTGAATAATTTTGCGGATCTGATGCATACGGATTTGATGTAGTATTTGCTCCAGCAGCCGCAGGCCCCGCTGTAGCATCCGTATAAACATAACCCCTTGAAGCTATTTTTGATTTAGTATAAGAAACCGATATTGGCGATCCACCTACAATAAGTTCGCCATAAAGTACAGGAACAGGTTGGCCTTGTTTTATAGTATTTACAGGACCTGAAAAAAATGCTCCTCCTGCTTTCCCTTTATCAGGTTTGGGCATAAGTAGTTCATTTACCCCTGCCATGATTAGATTGAGGCCTATAGATCCAAGCGTCATTACCCCAATCGCTTGAAGCGTACCTAACTTTGCAAAAGCTTGTGCTAAAGTAGCTCCGGGCGGTCCAAGTGCAAGTGTAATCGCAATAGCAGCTATAACTAAAATAGCTCCAACTAAAATTTTACCCCAACCACCAGAGCCTACGGGAACTTCTGTGATATAAACATCATCTTCTGTAACATTCATGAAAAGTTCTTCGCCAGTTTCTAGTAGTTCTTCCCCCGTTCGAACAGCAAAGTTTGTACCTTGTTCTACAATATCTATTAAATACTTTTTAAAATCTGGGCACTGACATTCGATCAGTCTTAGCGCTTCGGAGACGGTAGAACAATTTGCTCTCCACAAAGGACCAAATTTTTCTCCCAAATTTCCTAGTAAATGAATTCTTTTCATGGTGTATAAATTTCCATTTCCCAATTTCGTAAAGAAATTATAATATAAGTCAACTTAAATCTTTTTGCTTGCAAGATATCGATTTCACTTGGCTTAGGTCCTGATCGAGGATGCGAATGCACTATTGCTTGTGGCTTTCCATACAATTGACATTTTATCCAATCTAAATCATCTATTTCAAAATCGTTTTCTACATTGTTTGCAACATTTTTACAAATCACAAATTTTCTATTTACAATCACTCCGCAAGCTTCTTCTTGAAAATGTTTACAAAAATGAATCAAAAGTTTAAGAATATGTTCGTGATCCAGGAAATCCTCCAAATGGTAAAATAATTGTTTGATCGTAGACGGTGCTTGGTACATTAACTGTGTTAGAGGTAGCTTGTTTAAATTGAAATCTTCGAGTGCAAGAATAAAGTCTTTTTCCACAGACATCGCCTAAATCCCAATGTTTGTTATAAGCTGGAACACTGCCTTCCGATGAACTGGCTTGAGTTACCAATATCTTTTTAAATAATCTAGGAGAAGTTTCTCCTGTTAATGTATATGTAACATAATCATTATAGTTAGGATCTGTGTAAACATTATATGTTCCAGATGCGCTATAAGGAGTATGAATCCATACTCTTCTCCACGCAACATTTAGATCTGTTGGAGTAGACGTTGTACTTGTTACCATTTGCCAATAATTATTTGCAGAAACTCCAGTAGTAAATCCACCGTTATTTTCAATTTTAGTTAATCCTGATTGAACAGTTCTATATATTGCATTTACAGTGCCAGACCCCGTCCAAAGACCTACTACTGCATTTGCAGTTACAACAGGCTCGTCTTTAACATTTACATAATTTGTATAAGTTATATTAGTTCCTGGTATTGTTATAGTGCTAAACCTATTCCAAGTACAGCCACCAAGCTGAACATTTGCAGCAAGATCGGGAGAAGCTCCTTGATACTGCCAACTGCATCCGCCGCCCATTATAGTACGAGAAGGTAACTTTACTCCTTCGATGTCAAAAGGAGAAGCTAGTTCTAATTCTACGCTAATTATATTTGTAGTTCCAATTCGATCTACATAATAAATATTTTTTGGTAACTCTACAGCAGGGCTAGAAGTTAAATATTTTTCCAATGTTCTGCGTCGAGTAAACTTTTTACCTAGTAGATCTTCATAAGTAAATCCAGAACCTAATGCCTCTTTAAAAACAGTAAGTACATTCCCTAACTTGAGCGTCGGACGACTCGACGGACCATCGCTTGTTAAATCTACACCATCAAATTCCACTGGAATACCTTCGTATGTGTTTCCGTCAAAAGTTACGTCTGCTGAAGAAGAATCTTTGCCATCGTGAAAATAAAAAGTAGATCCATCGGGCATTTCTAGTTCATATAGTATTACTAAAGAAGATCCCGGACTTTGTGTTTGTAAATCTCGAATTAATAATTGACTCATGGTTCGTATACTCGTCTAAAAACAGCATCTAAACTATAAAAACTTCCGTACTCGTAGCTTACGGAAAAATCTGAACAAACAACTTTCATTGTAAATTCAGCATTTGCACTATTTGTATCTGGAACAGTAAAGTTAAAGCTATTGGCTCCTTTTGTATTTTGTAAAAAGGTAACCATATCATCTATTTCTTCTTTTGGTCTATATTTGAAAGTTACTGCATATTCTTGTTTTAAATTATTAATCCCCAAAGGAATTCTTTGTTCATATCCATCGCCAAATTGTGCTAATAGTACTTGAGCACTGCTTCGCTTTGCCATTGCACGATCTGGAATTTTATTACTTACACCGTCATTAAATCCGATTGGCATATTTTATTCTCAAAAAGGACTGAGCAGTCCGCCAGGACGCTTTTGTCTCTTTAATTCTAATTGAACAACATTTTGAATAGCTTGTGCCATTGCGACTCCACGCTCTCCTGTAGCTTGTACATCTCCCTGCATTTGTCCATTGGAATTTACATTTATATTGATTCCAATATTATTTCTGTCCCCGCCGCCGGTTTGCATAATTACTGGAATCGACTTGCCGTCCGGCAGAGGAACTACAGCTTCATTATATCGACCTTCTCCTACTAAACCAAGTGTAGGCTTGTTTACGACCCCGCCGTTGGCGAAAGCTCGGAAGCCTCCCATTGCTATTCCGCCGTTTGCGAAACCCGGGGGCTTAATAATAGTCTTTGTAGGAGCAGTAAGTCCTCCCCCCATAGGAGCGCTACCATACGCATTACCAGGGGCGAGAACCGTATTTGTTGCTGGAGTGGCTGTTTTTGCTACTACTCCACTATTAACTGCAGTTCCACTTCCAAGACCTCCTAACCAGCTACTAAATCCAAAACTTAATCCAGATACGACGCCCCCAATAATTGCATTTCTCCAAGCATTTCCCCCACCACCGCCCAAAGCTCCTACAGCTAGTCCACCAAGTGCACCCGCCAGTCCGCGAGTCATTGAACTTATCCATGGTGCGTCCGCATTAAAGATAGAGCCTAACTTATCAAGAAAAGGTGCATCGCTTGCAAAAGTTTCTTTTACATTGGTACCGAAGTTTCTAAGATCTTTACCTATACTTCGACTTGCAGTTACTGCTGGATCAGCCGTTGGGACCCCGCCTGGGGCGGCGGTAGCGGCGGCGGGGCCCGTGGGGATAGTAATACCGCTTACTCCAGAAGCAACTCCTTGAGCAAGTATTTCCGCTCCAATAGTAGCCCCTTCTACTACGCCATTTTTCATTTTAGCTTCTGGAGTTTGTTCGCCAAAAATACCTCCCATAATACTTTCTGTGATACTTTGTGAAAGTTGATCGGCAGCAGCTTCTCCTACAGACTTTATTATGTTTAAAAAGCTATTTTCTATATCGACTTCTCCGCCTTTTAAAAAGTTTGCAATTTCTTGCTGCAGCCCTTCTCCAAAAGCGCCTTGAGCGGCTTGAGAAATTTTAAAAATTTCAGAAGCTTGTTGCTTTAGTACTCCAAGACGAGTTTCTTCTAAAGCCAGTTGTTGCTGTAGACTTGCTATCTGTTCTGGGGTTGTATTTTCTATT